CAGCAGTAACAATTAACCGCACATTTGATGAGCTAGAAGTAACAGCAATGGGCGATACAGCTCATAAGTTTGTTAAAGGCTTAGAAGCATCATCTGTAACTATCGATTTCCTAAATGACACAGCCTCAGCAAATGTTCTAGCAACATTGCAAGCTGCGTGGGGAACTACAATTACAGCAGTATTTTTACAGACAAAGGGAACAGCAGTATCTGCTACTAACCCTCTTTACACTGTTTCATTGCTAGTCAATAACACAACAGACATCAATGGTGCTGTTGGCGATATTGGTATGCAGTCAATCACATTTACTGCTAACTCAACAGTGGCAGTAGCAACTACAGGTACTTTCTAAAAACTAACTAAGGGGCTAAGCATGGCAAAGTTAAAGATCGTTCGTACAGATGGAAGCGTGTTAGAAGGCGAGATTACTCCAGCAGTGGAGTACGCATTTGAGCTATATGCAAAGATGGGCTTCCATAAAGCGTTTCGGGATCAAGAATTACAAAGTCATGTTTATTGGTTAGCTTGGGAAGTAACACGCAGGACAGGTGAAACTGTTAAGCCTTATGGATTGGAGTTCATCGAGGGATTAAAATCCGTCGAGGTTTTGGACTCTGACCCTTTAGCTTAAAGCGCGATCAACCATTCACCTACCTTATTGCTAGGCTAAGCATAAGGTTGGGGATCGCGCCACAGCAGTTATTGGAATTAGATAAGACCATGCTAGATGCACTTCTACAAGGTCTAAAGGATGAAGCAAAGGAGATCAAAGATGCGAGTAACAATCGAAGGCGTTAAAGAAACTCGCAAAGCAATCAGAGAATTTGCTCCAGACCTTAATAAAGCATTGAACACTGAATTGAAATTGGCACTAGCTCCTATTGCTAAAAAGGCTAGGGGTTTTGTGCCGTCTGATTCTCCTATGTCTGGGTGGACTGGTCGCTCATTTTCTGAAGGTAAATTTCCAACTTTTAATTCACGATCAGTTAGATCAGGAATTGGATTTAGCACGAAGCCTGGGAAAACAACTAGGTCTGGATTTACTTCTAATGCTAAAATCTTTAATAAATCTACCGCTGGTGCAATCTATGAAACAGCAGGGCGTGCTAACCCAGATGGTCAGCCTTGGGTTGGACCAAAAGCAGGTGGAGAATCCAAAAAAGTAAGTCGTTCGGTCAATCCTCGTGCTGGTGCACAATTTATTGAAAATCTTGGGGATTTGACCAGCAGCACTAAAGGACGAGGTCGTTTAATCTATAAAGCATGGGCACAGGATCAAGGCAAGGCTTATGGAGCAGCCATTAAAGCCATTGACAAAGCCGAGCGTACATTTATGGAAAGATCCAAGTCCACAACATTTCGGAAGGCTGCCTGATGCCAGATATTAATATTGGGTCGAAACTTGATAGCAAGGGATTCAATCAAGCAGAAACGGCTTTAAATAGATTAAATAACAATGCTAAGTCACTTGCTAAAACTTTTGGTTTAACATTTGGTGCAGCTGCGGTACTTTCTTATGCTAAAACTTCAATTAAGGCAGCAGCAGCCGATCAAAAGGCGCAGCAACAGTTAGCCCTAGCTCTTAGAAATGTTGGCTTAGGTAGAGATGTTGCTAGTTCAGAGGCTTATGTCCAAAAATTACAAAATGAATTTGGCATTATTGATGACAAACTTCGCCCTGCATATCAAACTTTAGCGGTTGCCACTCGTGATTCAAGTGAATCACAACGCTTAATGGGCATTGCTTTAGATGTTGCAGCAGCAAATTCTTTAGATTTGGAATTTGTCACTAAAGCCTTGGGCAAAGCGTATCTTGGAAACAATACATCTTTAACTAAATTGGGTATAGGTCTATCAAAAGCAGACTTAAAGACTAAATCTTTTAAAGAGATTACAGATCAATTATCAACAACATTTGCTGGCGCAGCTAAAAGTGCTTCTCAATCTTATCAAGGATCAATTGATAAGTTGAGCGTAGCTGCAAGTAACGCAGTTGAGGTCATTGGAACTGGCTTAATTGAAGCAATTTCTAAGGTTGGTTCAACTGATGGAGTTGATGGACTAACTAGCCAAATGGAAAAATTATCTTTTTATGTCTCTGACACCATTGAAGGTATGGGAATTCTGATTGCTTCCCTTAAAAGCATCCCGTTGCTTGGAAAAGTTTTTGATTTTCTTTTAACACCTGCCCTTCCAACCATGCTAGGAACTAAAGCTCGATTGACAAGGACTGAAAAATTTCCACAGGGCATGGATAATGCACACCTTGCATCTTTAACAAAAGAAGCCTCAATTAATAAAAAGATTCTTAACACTACTGTAAAACTTACAGCCGAGCAATTAAAACAACTAGCAGCAGCCCGATTGAAAAATGCTATTGATAAGGCTAACCTTCCACTCGGCAAGGGCACAGATGTCTTCGACATAGAGAAGATTCAACTCCAAGCAGCTGAGATCAACCAAGCACAATTACTAGGGCAGGTGACTAATCAAGCACAACTGCTACAGATTACTAATGACCTTGCTCGCCTGCAAACTAAAAAAGACATTCTTGCCTTAGAAGCAGCAATTGCTTCAGGTGATGTCAAGGCTATAGAAGCAGCTACTGCTAAACTCAATGGTGACTTAAAGATCCTTGGTGCTTTAACCAATCAAGAATTAAAGTTAAAAGATATTAAATCAATCCTTGACGAAATTGCTCCCAAGGATTTAATCAACATAGAAAACCTTAATAAGGCTATCGACTTGCTTGGTAAGATTTCATTGCCTTCATTGATTCCATCTGCTATTACAGCTCTCAGTCCAGCAGAAGTTGATGCAATACTAGCCAACGAGCCTTCAAGTGTTGCAACCACATTGACTCCTGCTCAAATCAGCGGACAGCGTTACGCGGCGCAAGCAAAAGCGCAAATGGATGCTTATCTTGCAAAAGTTGCAGCGGGCTTAGGTGGAATGGCTGGGTCTTCATTTGCACAAGGTACTGCTGCAGGTCTCCCAGTAAGTCAGGCACTTTCAGGTGCTCGTTATTCAGCTCAAGCCGCAGCAGCAGCTGGCATAAGCGTGACGGTTTATGCTGGCACTATTGCTAATCCAGAGGAATTAACCACACTGATTCAGAACTCGTTGATAAGTCTTAATAGGCGCGGTGACTTACTTACCTACGCTGGGTCACTATGACCAGACCAACCATAAATGTCACTATTGACTTCTCTACTGGAGCAAGTTTTGGCTATCCTTTTATTCTTGGAACATCTGAACTAGGTGGCGGGGATGTTTTATCCGACTCATCGACTAGCCTTGTCGTGGATGTCTCTAATCTTTTAGACAGCGTTCAGACTAACCGAGGTCGCAATATCTCATCTGAGCAATTTCAGACAGGTACAGCTTCTATCCGCATCTTGGATCAAAATGGTAATTTTAATCCACAAAATCCAGCATCGCCTTATTACACTTACTTAAACCCAATGCGTAAGATTACTATTACTGCAAGCTATAACTCAGTAACTTACCCAATCTTTGCAGGGTACATAACAGGTTATAACACTTCCACGCCTAAGTTTAATGGCGATATTGTGTACACAACTATTACAGCTGTAGACGGTTTTAGATTATTCCAGAATGCTCAATTCTTTGGAGTTACTGGGGCTGTTGCAGGAGAGACTACAGGCGTTCGCATAGGCAAGATCCTAGACACTATTGGTTTTCCAAGTAGCCTGCGAGACATTGACACAGGACTAACTACAGTTCAGGCAGATCCAGCAACACAGCGCACAGCCCTACAAGCCTTGCAGACTGTTGCTACTACTGAGTATGGCGCAATCTACATGGATCATTCTGGGCGTCTGACCTTCCAAGATAGAAACCTAACTGTCTCATCCGTTGCAGGCACTCCAGTCGTGTTTAAGGATGATGGCACTGCCATTGGCTACTTTGATGTTAAGTGGGTCTTTGACGATACTCAGGTTTATAACCTTGCTACTGTCACTCGCACAGGTGGCGCAGTGCAAACAGCGTCAGATGCAGCTTCTATCGCCACATACTTTACGCACAGTTATAACCAATCTGGCTTGCTTATGCAGACAGATGCAGTAGCCCTAGATTATGCTCAAGCTTTTATTGCATCCCGCAAGGACACATCCAGCCGAGTCGATGAACTAACCCTAGATCTACAGCAGGATAATTACACTGCTGGCACTGTTGCAGCTTTAACGCTGGACTTTTTTAGCCCAATCAGCGTAACTACAACCCAGCCTAACAACACAACCTTATCCAAGACGGTGCAGGTATTTAATGTATCTCACTCGATCACACCTAACTCATGGAAGACACGACTCGGCACAGCTGAGCCAATGATCGATGGGTTCATCTTGGATTCGGCATTATACGGTATTCTAGACACTAGCGTTTTAAGTTACTAAGGAGATAAAAGACAATGGCTAAACAGACCTTCACAAC